GCTGACGCAAGGCATTAGTCGCTACCAATTGGATTTTCCGTGTGTTACAGTGCGGACTCCAGTACAGGAAGGGTTGAGAAACTTAAATCTTGTGCCAGTTGGGGCAATACCAAAATTCACTTCGTATACTAACAGGAGAGGAGTTGATCCAAACTTTTCTATGTTTTTGGAAGAACTAGGGATTTCTAAGCCAGAGGATTGGGCATTAGCGGAACCAAATGAAGATGCAGCATATAGTAGTTTATACAAATATGCTAAAAGAACAGAACACTTACCAATTGAAGTTGCTAATTTAGCACCCACAATTTGGCAGGAAATGTTTGCTTTTCATTCGGAAATGCACGATTCAAAGACTTTGGATTACGAAGAAGCTCGTGGACTACTAGACATGACGACTTCGCCGGGTTTTCCTTTTAACACTGTTGCTTCAACTAAAGGAGAGGTATTTGCAAAAATGCCCCAACTAGATGGGTACCTGCAGAAAGATTGGGATTTGTTGAAAGATCCTAATTGGACTGTGTTTGTTACTCATTCTTCGAAAGAAGAGGTGCGGCCGAAGGAGAAATTAGATTTGAATAAAATCAGGGGCATTGCAAGTATGCCAATGGATATGACTATCCACTGTGTTCGTTTATTTAACGATATGAATGAAGGTTTAGTTGAATCAGCCGGAAAGAAATTTTCAATGGTTGGATTTTCTCCTTTTGAAGGTGGGTGGGATAAGGTAATTAGGCGAGTTGAACGCTTCAAAAATGGTTTTTCCATGGATGAAGAGCAATGGGATAGTTCGTTGAGGGCCTGGCTTTTATGGGGTTGTTGTGAATTTCGATTCAACTGCCTCACTAAAAAGGAAAGGACCACAGATAACTATCTTAGAATTACCCATATCTATCGAAACGCAATAAATTCCTTAATTTTAGGGCCACGCGGTAATTTGTATTTTAAAAATCTTGGTATGCCATCAGGCTTTCAGAATACGATTAGCGATAATACCCTAGTTTTAGAGTTTTTATTTCGACTTTCTTGGAAAATGAACGTGCCTTGCGAACGTTTCCAAATGAAAGATCATCTATCCATGGCGTTGATGGGTGATGACAATTTATGGAGTGTTTCTGACACTCTGTTGCCACATTTTAATGCCGGTGTGGTAAAACAAACTATGGCATTAGTCGGAGTTACGGCGAATCCTCAGAGTTTGGAACCGATGTTGGCTAGAAATTTAAGTTTTCTTTCTTCGGATTCAATCAATTACAGGGGCATCTTTTTGCCGCATCTAGATAGTAGCAAGCTCTTCACGAGTTTAGCTTTTTCAACAAAGAGCGAGCTTAAGAAGGGCCCCTACATTTCACTTTATCGAG